AGCCGGAGTCTCAATGATGCCGGTGGGTTTTCTGCTAACTTCTTGATCCGTTTCAAGCGGTTTTGTTCTGGTAATGATAATCGGCTTGTCGATCTTAAAATAGGTCATTCGCTCACCACCTTAAAGACAAGAGTTTTATCAAGGATTGCTGTTGTAAAAGGAGCATCGATCCGGATGGTGATGGTTTTTAATTCTCCGTCAAAATCAGTCAAAGATAGTCCGGTCTCGATCAGATCCACATCCGGATCCATCACGTCATCAGGTATGGCATAAACCTCCAGATCAACTGCCTGAGCAATTAGTTTTTTGCCGGTTTCTCCAAGTAGTTGGATCTGGATGGTTTTACTTTCGGCACTCTCGATATGGAGAGCTGCACTGCTCAGCGGATTGCCAGCCAGATCATAAATAATGCCGGTCTCAACCAGATCAGGCTCAGCTGGCTCGGATTCACCAAAATAACCGATAAACCTGACATTGAGGCTGGTGTCAACTTTCTGCTCAGAGCTACCAAGCCGTGATCCGGCAATGGAATAACCCTCAACCAGAAAACAGCCAAGACTGTCACCGTTTCTCTCCTTGAGATTTAAAACGGTGCCTCTCCTGATCGTCAGATCCACTCCGGAGAAAGCCACTGCCAGCTCCAGCTCTCCAGCCTTGGCTCTTTTGATCTTTCTTCTAACCAGCGGAATTGCCAGAAAGAGATCAAGCTCAGCAATCGGCAGCTCAGGAGTCAGTCCGTCACCTTTTACGCTTGATGCCGTTTCCAGCACTAGGAGTTCTCTCTGCCTGGTGGTTTTATTGCCAATTGCAATGTCTCCGGTTTTTGCTTCGTTGTCGGATCTGAAAGTCAGATTTCTCACAAGATCCTCAGATCTTGTTTCCGTCTGCACATATCCGTTTGGCTGTGGAGTGTTGATCGTCGTGACTTTCTTTATGCCGCCCGTTTTAGTTGTAAAATCGGATCTAATACTGCCGGTTCTGTGAGCCTCAACAAAATCCTGCTCAAAATCCAGATCTAAATATTTATTGGTTGAGTCAATGCCGATCAGTCCGGAGATGGATCTAACGGTTTGCCTGATGTATTGCTTGCCAGCCTGAAATGGATGAGGAGCATACTGGACGGTATAAACCTCTTTTTTGACTTCTTTCAAAATAAGATCCGTGCTGGTTGGTACATCCGGCACCAGATTTTTAATTGTTTTGGTGGCTCCGATTTCTCTGCCGAAAAAATCAAACTCTCTCTCAAGGTTCGTTTCGGAGATCTTTTTGCCGGATCTGTTTTTTACAATGGTTTGCTCTTTCCAAAGCTCGGTTTTTTGCACCACAGTTGAATCCGGATTTGCCTTGTAGTCTCGCAAAGTCCGTTTGGTGATGGTTTTGGTGTAAGTTTCATCAAACCAGCTGCCACTCTCTTGCACGTCATCCGGCTCAGTTCTGGTGACAAAATAACCGGAATCCGGATCAGAATCACTTTCCGAATATTGAATTGTAAAGCCGTCTAAATTGACTTTCTGCTCAGTGATCGAGAGTGTTTTATACCTATCGATCCAGAGATCTCGCGGAGCCGGAAAACCAAGAGGCAGGCTGATCGTTGAGTCTATGATCCAGAGATAATTGTCCTTTTCAAAATGCAGCTCATCAAATTGTCCGATATGTGGCTTGACTCCATCCCAAAAGCCGGTTTTCATCCCGAAAGTGGCAGATCTGATCGGAGATTTTGGCAAGTTTGTCTTGAATCCTGCAAAGCCGGTTCTATTGACCAGGATCTGAAAAAGTTTGTGCAGATTAAACTGAGCCACCGGCATGATCTCCTCTGGATAGGTGGTGCCGTTTGTGTCAACCAGCGGATCCTGTTTGGCACTCATCTCCATCCTCAGTGGATCATAAATCACCAAATCCGTCTGAGGAGCCTTGTTGAGCCTGTTGGAGAGTGGTGCCAGCGTGGTGATGCTCAGCTCATCAGATGCTGCACCGTTGCTCCAGCCAATGGAGAGTTGTGAGCTGGAGAGTGTGGCATCCGCAAAAAGCGGCAACCAGTTATCATCACCGGTCGAGAGATCCACCTGTGAGATCTCAAATAAAAATAAATTTGCTGATCTAATAAAATCTCTCTGGCTTGGATCTACCAGAGTTAGATCAAGCTGCTCTCCAGATCCAGAAACTGGAGCAGCCATCTGAAAGGCTTTGATTGAGATTGGAGTGCCGTCTGCACTCATTCTGAATCTGTTATGCTGGACATTTTGAGAGCTTGGGCTTGGCACCACAGAGACATCCAGAGACAGTTCAGAGGCTCTGGAGACTGGCACTCTTGGCATGGCAGAAAAAGCCACTCCAATCAAAAAATTGGTGACTGGCAGCAACTGCTCATCCTCTGCAATTAAAGCCTCATCATGGTTAATAAAACTCATAAAATCACGTTAGATCTCTTTATATTGCAAATAAGAGCCGTCCAAAACATTTGTGCTGTTGACGGCATCCAGAGTGTTTTGCGCCCACTGAAAGGCAAATGTGCCAGCAGCACTTGTCCTGTATGTAATAAAAAATCTGAGCCAGCCTAAGCCGTTAAAAGCCAAGGAGCTTGCTGGCAGTCCAAAACCTGTGGTGATGGTTCTGGTATTGTTATTATCCACTGTTGTCCTTTCACAAAATCCAGAGACAATTGTTGGAGCCGTAAATCCAAATTTAATATTTGGAGTGGAGCTTGATGAATAAAGAGGAGTGACAATCTCAATGGCATAGGCTTTATTAGCCAGCATTGAGAAAAACAATGCAGAGTCATTTGCCAGCGTGGTGGTATTTACTCTGGATTCATTTGCTGCCTTTGGCACAAACGTCCAGCCACCAGTGATGGCTAAATTGCCAGATCCAAGCAAGCTGGATCCATTAACTGTTTTGATATTTGTGCCAGATACCAGCAAAGCCTGATAAAGAGTGTCAAAATAAGTCTTGGCTGTTGCCAGCAGATTTGTCCAGCTGAGCTTTTTGGTGATGTTGGATGCTGCTGAGTCCATCAGCGGGATCTGATCAGCCGCAACTGGAGTGCTTTTGGTAGTGGCTCCATTCACCAAGGACCCAAAGGTGGTGGTAGTTTCTCCACCACTGGAGACAACCAGATCACCAGATCCAAGCAGACTGGATCCATTAACTGTTTTGATATTTGTGGCAGAGACTAAAATTGGCTGGTAAAGCGTGTCAAAATATGTTTTGGCTGTTGCTAGATGGTTTTGCCAGCTCAGCTTTTTGGCAATGTTTGAGGCTGCTGAATCCATCAGGAGAAAATAATCAGCATTGACCGGCGTGGTCTTGCCGGTGGCAGCATTGATCAAGGCTCCAAGCGTGGTAATTGTTTCATCACCTGTGTTTGATCCTGAGATGGTGGAGATGCCAAGTTTTGATTTGATGCTGGCTGTATCTTCATCTCCAGTGTTGGATCCACTCAGAGTGCTGATGCTCAGCTTTGTTTTGATGGTGGCTGTTGTTTCATCACCAGAATTTGATCCAGATGTGTTGCTCAGCTTTGTCTTTTCAGCAGCACTGACAAATTTGTTTGTTGTTGAGGTATCACTCAGATCATCTGGATCCAGCACAACAGTGCCGGTCTGTCCATTTACTGAGGCAACAGCTCCAGCTCCACCAGATGGAAGTGATCCAATCTCAATGAATTTGATCACTCCAGCATCAGCAGAATCCTCAATGAGCAGCTTGTCTGCACTGATTGGAATGAGTTTTTCATCCAGAGTGCTGAAAGCACCATCTAGAGACAGATCATAAGGCATGGCAAATTCATCAGCCATGATGATCTGAATCTTGATCTGTCCAGCCCAACCACCAGCTCCAACAGCCTCAGCATTGATCCTGATTGGTTGACCTTGCAAAACAGCCACAGCCAAACCATCCTTAACTCCAGAGGAGCTGGCAGCAGCCATGATCAGTCTGGATCCACCAGAAAAGACATCTGATCCGTCAACCTCTAAATTGGCAATCCCCTCTTGAGCCAAGGCTCCACCAAGCCAGATGTTGATCTGCAAAATGGTGCCGTCAAATGGAGCAGCAATGCTCATCAAGCCATCCAAAATGGCTGTTAAATTTGCATCTCTAACTTTTTGAAAATAATGGATCATAATTTTATAAAGCTGTAAAAACCAGATAGCCAGCTGGAAACCGCAAAGGCAATCCGATCTCAGCCGTGACCGGTGCCGCAAATTCCGCAAACATTAAAAAATCAGTGGTGTCAGCATCCCTGATCACCACTCCGGCAATATCACTCCACTCCTCAAGCGGAGATCCGAAATCCACCAAAACTCCGTTTGTCTTGGTTTTATCGACACTAGCCGGAAAATTTGTGAGATCACAAGCCAGCACCTGAGATCCGTAAGAAGCGGCGGCAAGCTCAGTGCCGCCGCCTGCCTCAGTGGGCATCTCCGTATAAAGACAGATCTCGACATTTTCCGGCTGAGGCAAAACTCCACCGGAAAGGAGAAAATCTAAAAAGCTATTTCCAAGAGCGGCTGATGTCGGCATAATTATTCACTCACAAGACGGATCTCAACTCTCAAAATATTGTCATTAACAAAACTACCGGCAGAGAGCGGATTTTTGGGATGCACAAAGAAATTTTTGGTAAAGTTTCCAGTCCGTCCGGTGATCTCCACCTCAACCGGATCACCGGCATTATTCAAAGCATTAAAAGCGGCTTTGAGATCTTCAAAAACCGCCTGCTTTAATTTCGTCACCGTGATCAATAATTCCACTCCATGCACGTCCACCAATTGAATAAACGGAGATCCGTTTGCCGTTGGCTCAACATTTCCCGTTTTATCCATCTGGAGCAGACTCAGATCACTGATGGACAATTTGCATGGAGTGGAGCTGGATCCACCATCTCGGGTGACATAAATGGATCCAATCCTAACTCTGTTAAATCTATCTGCTGCCATTTTATTGACTCAACCTCTTTACATCATTTGAGTTTGCTCTGCTGCCAAGACTTCTCTGGCTGGCACTCAGAGTGTTATCTCTGATCTGAATGTCCACAATCGGAGTTTCTGATAATTTTGTTTTCAGTCCACCGGACAAAAGCTGTTTGTTGATCTCAGTCATGGTGTCGGAGACAATCTTAGCCTGCTCTGCTTGTTTTACTGCCTCTTGCCTGGTTTGCGTGGCAGCCACTCCAAACGCTTGAATCCTTGCGGCTTTCAGTGTCGGATTGAGATTTTGATCACCAAGTTCTCCGGTAATTGCCAGAAATTCCTGGATCTTTTGCGGATCACTCAAGCCTTTTCCGTTGAGATCCAGATTTCTCAATTTCTCCTCAGCGTCTCGGACGGCATTTTGTTTGATCTGATCCATTGCCAGAGCGTCCTTAAAAGCGGCTTCGGCAGCCGTTTTCTGAGCTTCGGCAGCCGTCGCGGCAGCTTCAAGTAAAGTTTTGGCGGCATCGGCTCTGCCGCCGCCTTTCGAGAGCTCAGCCAGCAGGATTTCTCTGTCCGGTAAAGCGGCAGCAATTCTTTCGGCAATCAGACCTTTTCCGGCAGCTCCGGTGCCTTGATCTGATAAACCTTTGAGCGTATTAACCAAACCAAGAGCATCCTGCACAGCCGGATTGACTCTGCCAAGATCTGAGCCGAATCTGGACTGATCGAAAGTTTTTGGATCGTTCGGATTATAGCCTCTGGCAAAAAATGCAGCCTCTTGAGCTTTTCTGCTCAGATCGGCTTGCTGGCTGGCAAAATTTGCTGTAGTGCCAACCAGAGAAAGCCGTCTATCAAATTGATTGGTTTGAGAATCCGGCAGCTCACTGAGCCGTCTTGCCTCTTGCTCAAATTCCAGAGCTTTTTTGGATCCCTCAAATAGCAGTTTGTTGATCTGAGACTGGATCACGGATTTATCAATATCAGCCATTTTCTTGACAATGGCATCTCCAAAAAGTCCGAATCTTTTCTCAGCTCTTTCCGTGGCAGAATCTAGATCCACCATGAGCTTGAGGAGCTGGTTATTTTCCACTCCGGCAACCAGCGCATCCTTGACCGTATCTCTCAGAGCAATGGCTTTTTCTGACATCGATTTGAGAGCTTTCTCATAATCGTTGATCAGTTTTGCTGTTGTCTCCGGCAGCAAGCCAGCCACTCCAGCCTGTAATTTTCTCAAGCCCGAGACAAGTTTTTCAGCATTGAGATCCACAGCCTGGAGAGACATTTCAAAACCTTTGGCAATTCCGGAGCTGATCGCCTCAGCGAAATCACGTCTGAGCTTTTCCCTTGCCTCGGGTGGAAAAATGTTCTGAGTTTGGAGAAATTCCTTTTGTGCCAGCTGCAAAAGACTGACTGATGAATTTTTATCTGAAAGGACGGACTCAAAAGCTTCTTTTCTGGCTTTCAGCTCAGCCTCAGCCTCTTTTTTCGCATTGTCGATAATTTCAGCCAGTCTGGCATTAACTTCACCTTGATTTTCGAATCTGGTAAGTTTGGATCCATCCGCTCTGACTTCCTCGATCTCCTGAGCAATCGAGGCAAGTTTGAATTTTCCCTGATCAACTTTTGAAAGAGCTAAATTATCCAGAGATCCGAACGGATTCTTTTGAGCGTCAGCAATTTTGCTTTCCTGAGACCGGAATCCATCAACGATCAGCTTTGCTCTCTCCTCGGCATCCTTTTGGATCTGCTCTTTGAGCTTGGCTTTTTCCTCTGGAGATGCAAATAAACCTTTACCCTGGGAAAAATCAAAAAGATTTGTCAGATTTTCGAGCTGCTGTTTGAAAAACGGAGCCGCTCCTTTTCCGGCTCGGTTGTAGAGATTTTCAAAGCCAGCAGATACGGAGTCCAGCTGTCCACTCATGCTCTTGAGCCGTTTCTCAGCAGATCCATCAAAAATGGTGCTGAGTTTGACAACGGTGTCAAATCTCACCTGAGCCTTTTGCGCGTCCGTCAGTTTATCAGCGGTGGTGCCAATGCTGGCTGCGTATTCATTATAGAATTTGGACGGATTGGCTCCGGCAAGACGATCAAAAACCTCATCCTGTCCGGTTTTGAGCTGGCTCAGGAGATCATTCATTTTATCTTGCGGAATATTTTTGGCGGCAAAAAGATTGGCAAGTCCGGTGCTGAGTTTATCAACCTGATCCAATCTACCGGCTTGCTTGGAAAATTCGATAATCGAAGCGAATGATCCGCGCGCGGCAGCTTCGGATTGTCCGGTCACTCTGGCAAATTCGACCTCTTTGGAATTAACAACATCAAAGCCCACTCCAGCCTGTTTGGCAGCAGCAGCCAGCTGGTTTAATGATCCCTCTTGATCTTTGGCTGATTTAACCAGATCCGATCCGATCTTGATTGCTCCGACAACGGCAGCGCCGCCGATGGCGGCAGATGAAAGAGGTAAGCCGGTGGCATCCAAAGCTCCTTGACCAAAACCGGAGCTGTTGCCAGAGGATGAGGATGGAGCCGCTTTGTTGAATCTGGCTTGACTCAGCCTGAGCATTTTTTTTTCAGCGGCATCAAGCTGGATCGCTAAAGTTTTGGCATCATCCTCATAAATTTTGAGGAGTGATTTTGAGCTGGTTTGGCTGGCAAGTTTTTGGATGCTTTGGAGCTTGGCATTAACACCGGCAATTTCTTTTTGACTGGCAATCGATTGCTTGGAGATCCAATCCAAACCTTTACCCGAGGGAGAAACGGCAGCCAGAGATTTTAGTGATCCCTGGAGAGACAGAGCTTTTCTTTCAGCCTGATCCAATGAGCTTTTAATTTCACTGGAAAAACCGGATCCGAGTTTCACGTTTCCGGTCTCCTCAAGTTTTCGCTTGAAGTCTGCTAATACCTGACCGGCTTTAGTATCTAAAATCTCAAGCTCTACTTGCTGCACATCATCTGCCATTGCTCTCTCCTCAAAAAAAACTAACATTTGTTTGTTAGGAATTTTCCAAACCTATTCGTTCTCCGGATTTTCAAGATTTTTATTCCATCTATCTATTCTTTTCTTTCTGATCTCCTCAGATTGCTTAATGGAGATCAGCTTGCCGATTTTGGCTGACACATGGCTCTGTGGCAGCTTTTCATATTTGAAAATATCCAAGACCGTCTGGAGCAGCAGATCAAAGCCATATTGCTGCCACTGATCCGCTGCTCTGGCATTAAGCCAATCTATACACTCCTCAACAAAAGCATCCTGCACCGTTTTCATCGGACATCCATCACAGAATCCGGCACAAGGCTCTTGCGTATCACCGCAGATCTCACCGCACTCATCATAAGCCGGATCCATCTCTGCAAGATCGTCTTGGAAGTAAAGAAACTGCCAGCAGACAGCCTTGAAACTTACTTAAAAGAGATCTCCGGATTGAGCTTGGCTAAATAGCCGCGCATCACAAATTCCGAGACTCTTTCTGTCCATGCCGTTTTATTGTTAAAAAATTGCTCAGCCGTGATCTCAATGTCTTTTTTCTCCGGATCCTGGGTTTTAATGCCGTCCGTCAAATAATTAGTAATCGCATCCGCATTGATCAGATATTCTTTCGAAATCCTGTCCTTTTGATCTCCATCGTTTAAGGCTGAATACCGCTGCCGGAGCTGCTGCTCCTCTTGCATGGAAACCATCCTCAGCGCAAAGGTGGCTGATTTTCCAGCCAGTGTTGCCGTGATCACGATCACATCCTGCTCAATTTGTTTTTTATTTTCCTGTGTCATTTTCTGCTCCTGAATATATTTCTGGTGATTGAAAAAGGAGCTGGCAGCTCACCAGATCTGCACAGCTCCTGTGTTAAAAGTTAGTTTTTCTTAGCTGGTCAATAAAAATGCCGTGGTCTGGCTGGTGAGCTGTGCCTCAACTCTGAGCGGAGACTCAAGCGTCTCATCTTTATAAGGCACCACGTCCACCGGAATCGCGCTCTTTCCGGCTGTCCCTGCGAAAACCAAACGGCTTGAAGCCAGAGCCAGCCTTGCCTGCGGAAAGATCAGCGAGACTCGCTCAGCCGGTTCACCCAGGTGGATTTTGAGCTCAGTTGTTTCACGGTTTTTGGCTTTCGTGTGAATCGAATCACCTTTTGATCCAAGGATCTGCAAGCTGATCGGATAAGTTGGTTTTTCTCCTCTTTCGAGAGAATCAACTTCATCACCATCAAAACCAAAAGCGGAATCCTCATCCACCGGCACCGCATTATTTAAATTGGCTGTGCCGGTAAAAAGTTTGTCGGTTTCCAGCTCACCGTCAATTTCGATCCGGCAATCAGATCCGTGAATGGCTTTCGGCAGATCACAATCCGGCACTGAAAAACTGGCAAGCTCAGCCGGAGTGAATCTACCGACAATCGTGATTGTGGCTCCAATGTCACGCCGCCTGTTGAGCGTCAGAGCAATCGTGTCGCAAACGCAGTTGTAAAATTTTTCGAGTGTCGCGGAATCGGCTTTAAATCCGGTGACAATCGAAAAATAAGCCAGGATGTCATCAATGGATCTGACCGCATGATGAGTGTTATTGGATCCAGGCGTAGTCTGTGCGGCATCACCGGTGCCGGTAATATTGAGCAGAGGCAGATTGGTGTTGGCGAACTTGCCGCCGAACGTCACGACAAAACCGGCTCCGATGGTGCCGGTGACGGACGTGATCTGTCCCTCTTTGATCGAATCCAGAGACTCCAGCAAAGCCTTAAATTGAGCCGCGTTTTCCGTTCCTAAAAGAGCTTCGCTGGTGGAATTTTTCCCGTTAAAGTCGAAAGTGACGGTATCACCGGCAACCAAACCAGTGACGGTCTGAACTTCATTTGCTTGAGCCGCTGAGTCCTTTGAGTAGGAACTGAGCAAATAGCAGATCCAGCCGAATAAAATCTGAGCGGAGATCTGGACGTAAGTGATCGTGATCCGCATCAACTTGCTGTTGATCGTTTCATCAACCTGATCCTGCTCCTCGCAATCATAAACCGGCTCACTGCTGATCACTTCCTCATAAGTGATCTGAGCCTTGATCCGTTTATTGATCAAGGCGTTTGCCATTGCCGTACCAATGCCGGTCTGACGCTTGAACTGCTCAGACATGGCTCCAAAAAATCTTTTTCTTTTCTTAATTCCAGCCATTGCTTTCCTCTTTCCGGTTCTGCCGGATCAGTCCTTAATTAGCGTTTTTAGCAGCCACAAAAGGCTTATATAAAAACCGGTATTCAGCAAATAAAATCTCAGCCTTTTCCGGTTTGAGATAAAACGGCTCAGCCTGTAATTCTCTGGCTGGCAGCGTCAGATTGCCGGAAGCTCTCCGCACGGTGGTTAAAGCCTTAGTGATGTCAACTTTGCCGTTTTTATCTCGGGCGATAAGCTGCACATTCGGCTCTTTGTCCGTCTGATCGTGATCGTCATCAGATCCGGCTCCACCGGACGGCGGCAAAGTTTGGTTTGGATCCTGCTGATTTGCCGGATCTTGCTGCTCCTGCTCAGAGCCTGCTGTCTGAGCGTCATCTTTTTTCTTGGTTGCCATTTTCAACTCCTCTTTTTTATTCAAGCTCGATCTTGGTGATTAAATTGCACCAGTGACCGTAAGCTCCTTGGAAAAACTCGCTGTTTTCATCAGTGATGATAAAATTTTGCTGCTTGGCAGCCTCTCGCTCAGTGTTAGGCACGCTGTGGATCGTAGCTAAAAATTTATTCCTGACATTGATGATCATTGCCGTGAATGTGTCGTGAGAATTGGTGCCGTCAGATCTTTCCTGGATGAACTGGTGAAAAAAGTGCATTTTATAGACGATCTTCACAGTCGGATTGTCCTCACACGGATCATCAGGATCATCCTCATATCCAAGCCAGCTGATCTGGCAAAACTGCACCTCAAGATCATCACCGGCAGCAACTTCTTTGCAGACGGCTTTCACAAAATCCTGCTGGCTGGAAAAAAACTCCGGTCTGATGAAAACCGCGCCTGTATCAGCAACGGTTGCCAGATCGGTTTTTAATTTTTGCCGGTGGATCAGTTCCACAGCCGGTGTCAGTTTTGCTGCTGCCATTTTTAGTCCTCGGGATCTTCGGGATCCTCACAGAAAAAGTCCTCAATCTCAGACTTGATGCTCTCAATATTCCGGATCAGATCTGCCAGCTTGGTGATGATAAATGCCAGCAGTTTAATCCAACTCCAAATCCTAAAGATCAAATTCACCTTTTACCCAGGTTTCAAGAATCGATCTGGCTGAAAGCGGCACGTCACGCTCGATCACAAAACCACCAGGAGTAATCTGGTTTAATGTGCCTTTTTGAGTCTGCCACCACCTGAGCACGATCTGGCTCACAGCCTCGGTAATATCAGCCGGAATAGCGGCAAAACCCCAACGGGCAGCCACCACATAAAGAGCGTTTTTCGTCCAGACCGGAAAACCGTCCAGATCAAGATTTGTGGCTGATTGATTTTTATAAAGCCAGCCGCTTTGATCGGATTCGTAATAATCAGCCAGCGGCACGTTTTCAACGGTGGCAGTGCCAGCCACATGACGCGGAATTCTGAGCACCTTGGAGCCGTCGCCTCGAAATCTTTTAACGGACGGATCATTTGGAGCCACATTGAAAAAACCGGCAGCCCTGCCGGTCACTTGATCCGCATAAGCTGACGCACCGAGGATCACAGCCTGAATGGCTTCTTTCTCCTCATTCCTTTTAACTTCCGGCAGCTTGGCAGCCAGAAAAGCGTCTAAATCCAGATATGACATTTATCTCAAAGCCTCTCTTATTTTTTGCTTGAATTTCGGCTTAAATCTTTCCACGGTCGTTCGAAAAAACGGACGGTTTAACTTTGCCGGATTGTCCAGATACTGACCGTATTTTTTACCTACCGAAACTCTGCCTTTGAGCTCAGCAATCGGTTTTCCCTCGATTGATCCGATCAAACCGCCGCTGTCCGTTGCCGGTGGATCACCTTGGAGTGATTGCCGGTGAAATTTATAGCCGGTGATCGCTCTCTCCTTGCCTTTTTTGGTTGTAAAAGTCGGTAATCCGAGAGCCTTGGTGAGCTTGGTGACGGCAGCGGTGATCCTGCCTCTTTTAACGGTTTTGCCCCTGGCATTTTGATTGCCGATATTCAAAACGGTTTTTATATCAGCCTCAAGCTCCAGCACTGACTCAGCCACCACTCTGGAAAGTGCAGCTCTCCTGACTGGATCATTCCAGATCGGTGATCTGAGTCTTTGCCGGATGTCCATGTTTTATTCAGCTGCTCCTGACTCCTCAGCTAATTTCTTGGCTGCTCTTGTTTTGGCGGCTTTCTGCTGAGGCGTTAAATTTTCATCATCCGGATCACCCTCTTTGCCGGATCCGGCTAAAGCTTTCTCATCCGTTGACTGCTCACCGACAATGGAAAAGCCGCGTTTGATGTAAACGGCATCAAATGCCTTTCTGGTGGCATTGATGGTGCTTTTACCGTCCGTGAGCTGTAAAATCTCAGCTCTGTCCTCTCCAGCCAGAACGTCAGCGGGTTTAAATTGATCTTTTTTGCTTGGCATTAAATTGCTCCTTTTTATTAACTTTAAGATTTATGAAAAAGCCGGTGATCTGTTGGATCCAGATCACCGGCGATAAAACCGATCCGGCTTTATGCAGGCTCGATGACCGAAAACGGAAAAACAGAGTTGTCTCGGGTATACCACTGCCAGCCGAGACGCATGGTGATACGCACGAATGTAGCATCACGCTGGAAAGCCGAAAACGGCACTCCGTCCTCGTCAACCACCGTGGCATCCTGCGAGATCTTGTAAGCCATCTGCTCCCAAATTGCCACTCTAACCGCTTCTTTGTCACCGGCAAGCAACTGAGCAATCGTGTGATCCCACGCGCCGTTATTGACGTAAAGCAGATCATTGTCATAGAGACGGTTTGGCGTTCCGGCTTGCAGTGACGGCTGATAAAGCAGACCGCCGTTAGCATCGCGCAATCCGCGCAGATCTCCGCGCAATTTTCTGCCGGTTGCCATGATGTTGACATCGTATTCGTCATCTTCGACCAGGCTCATCATGTCCGAAACATCCTCAGCCAGATCCATGCCGGATCCGCGCTCGATGGTGTTTCCGCGCTCGATGGCTTCCTTGACTAATCCGTCCGGAAAACTTGTCGGCTTGTTATAGCCGGACAAGCCGCCGTAAAGGACGGTTTTGTCCATTTTTTTCATGAACGCTTTCGGAGCCAGCTTGCGGATCGCTGCCACGATGTCACCGTTTGCGTCTCGGAGCGTGTTGTCCGAGATGATCAGGATCGTGGCAAGCTCCTCAGCTTTCATCGGAGTTGCGCGGCTGGTGATCGTGCTGGTTTTCTTCTCACCAAAATCCTCATCAACCCAGTCCGGCTCAATTGCCGAGTCGAGGAAAACCGTGTTTTCCGTGGAGCCGGTCATTCTTTCCAAGCCAAGCCCTTGAGCGACAAAGGAGATTTTCTCCATGTCATCGATGATGAGTTTGGCAACAGCAGTTGGGATCAAGCCTGACAAGGCTGATCTGGTCGTTTTATTAACGGGCGGCATATAATTAAAATTCTCCTAATTCAGTAAAATGATTTGATCTCGTCTCGGGATCATTCATATCCGAGACCGGCTTTTATTGACTGGTTAAATGCCTTGACTGGATCCTTGAGATCGTCTCCTGATCCACCACCGGCACCGCCGTCACCTGAGCCGCGTTTCTTCTTACCGAAAAGCTCCTCAAAATCCTTTTTGCCGGATTCAATAAGATCCTCAATATTGTTGATCTCACCGTCATCGTCGGCATCAATGTCATCTTTCATCAGTCGAAAAAGTTTTTCGGCTCCAGTTTGGCTGGCTCCGGCATCTTTAGCGGCAATGATGAAATTTTTTTCCGTGATCTTTCCGGTCAACTTGCTGGCTTTCTCTTTCTCCAATTCCAGCTCAGACTTGTCTTTGCTGTTTTGGGCAGCCGTTAGCTCAGCTTTGTGCTTTTTATCAAGTTGCTTTTTCTGCCGGTTGAGTCTGTCCTGCATGAGTTTATTAAGCTCAGCTTTACTCTTTGGCAGTTTTTCATCCTGATCATCTGCACCATCCTGGTCATCATCCTTTCCCTCAAGATCTAAATCCTGATCCTCAAGATCCTGACCATCATTCCCCTGATTGTTTTTGGTGTCATCAGTGCCACCGTCCTGCTTGCCAGCGTCTCCACCAGCTCCAGTGCCTTTACTCATTTTTATTTTCTGCTCCTAAAAATTTGATCCGTGATCATGGCTGATCACAATTGAGAATTTAACAGAGGAGATTTTTGATGGATCGGCTTGAGTGTAAAAGGAAAAAGGAGACTGAAAATTCAGTCTCCTTTGAAATTGGTTTGATTTGAAGATAAACGATGGAAGCTTAAGCCACGGCACCGGCAGGCAGATCCTCTGGTTGATCCACATAGATCACTTTGCTGCCGGTCAGACGCGCGGCATAGTTGGCGGCTGCTTCATCCTTATCCGGATGATAAGCGTCAGAATTCTCCAGAAATTCATCAGTCAGCTGCTGCAAAGCGGCAGCAACTTCCGGAGAGTTTTCACAACTCCAGGTTTTATTTTTGACCACACAGATCAATCCGTCCGTCATTTTGATTTTGGCTGCCATTTTTCTCCTCTTAATACTCTATACATAAAGTCGAAATACTCAGGTTGTTCCACTGCCATTTTTACCGGATCGCTCCAATAATATTCGATGCCTCGGGAAATGATCTCGGTGGCATAAATCTTATTATTTGCCCGATAAGGTTCCTTGCCGTCATAAACATTGAAAAACTTATCCTTTTTGGCTTTCTCATTGGATCTGTAATTCAAGCCGGTGAGTTTTTTCAAAGTCTCCAGTTTTTCTCCTTTTGTCCGGTGGTTCCAAAAGTCCACGGCAGAATCCAAAACCGTCTGATTTATGTGCTCCAATCCATGAGCCGTTTCGTGCATGATCGTTGTCTCGGATTCATTCCGGCTGATGTGCACGTCTTTTTTTAGTCCGTAATATGCACGCCTGCCTCTGATCAGATGATAGCTGAAAGTTTCGTCTTTCAAATATTGACCGGACACCAGAGAATTAAACTCAGCCAGCACTTTATTGATCCGCGCTCTTTCATCTGCCGCCATCGTTTTTGAGGCAAACTTTGCTTTGACGTTTGTTGGATTGCCAACCTTGATCAGCTCCAAAGCTTTTGATCTCTGATCCGTTTCCAGTGCCGATACCTTTTCTCTGGCTTGATCCAGCTCTTTTGAGATTTGCTGTCTATATTCTGACGTTGTGCCGCTAAAATTACTCCAAGCCTGCCTATATTTTATCATCACTGATGCCTCAGCATCTTTGGCAGCTTTGATCTGCTTGTCATATTGTTTCCCGAGAGCTTTCAGGCTCCTGGCTGCCTCTGCCGCCGTTTTCGGCTGAGTTTTAATGATCGGCTTTGGATCCGGAGTTTTCTTGGTTTTCTTGACCGGTAGAGCAGTCTGTTTTTTGGTTTTCGGATCCGGCAGCTGATCGATCGGCACAATAAAAGGAACTTTACCAAACTCGGTTTGTTGTTCGGAGACAAAATCATCCAGCTCCAGACCGGACTGATAAAGCTCAAATCTTTTCTTGCCGATGATGGCGATTTTCTGAGCGTTAGTGAGTCGCTTGAATTTATCTACTCCGGTTTCTACGCCGGTTGATGTCACGGCTGGCATATAAACAGTCATAGTGCACCGGCAGTTGACGTGGCTGAGCGGTTTTTTTTGGAGCGGATAGATCTTGCCGTGGCGGCTCCAGCAAATCACGCACGTCCTTAAATCCAGAGCACTTATCCAGACATATCCATCAACAATGTGAGCATTGTCTTGATAGTTCATGATATTTGCTTGCCGGTATGCGTTATTTGATTCAGTTCTGGCAATCGTCAGAGCTCTGGCAGCTCCGGATCCAAGTGCCGTGTTAAATCCGGATGCAATCTCCCTGGCTGAGAGTCCGGCTGCCACTCCGTCAATGAGTGCATTTTTTACTTTTAACGCGACATCAGGAGCCAGACCGGAGAGAAGTTTTTCCAGCGGAGCTCCGGTGACGGTGTTCTGGATCAGGCTGGCGGTCGCTGCCGGATTAAACCGGACGATCTGACCGGAATTTGATGCAGTCTGGATCAGATCATTAAAATCATCGTTGGCGATATTAACGGCTTTTTTCTGCTGATCGGTGACGGCTCCGAGGAGTTCTGTTTGTATGCTCTCGATCTCAGCATTAAGATCCACCAGTAAAGTTGCCAGCCGCTGCCTTTCAAAAAGAAAAGTTACCGGCACCGGCTGATCATCATCTTTGAGAATCTTAATCTCCTCAAGCAAAGAGCTCAAACGGATTTTCATTCTACCCTGGAGCAGTTGAAACTGATTCAGGATCCTGGCTCTGGACTCCTGCTCAGCAAGTGTCAGCTGATTTCTGGCTTTTTGCGTCATGATCAGCCGATGTCTCCAATATTGCCCTGATCAAAGGCAGTCCCGAGAGCCGCGCCGATGGAGCTGGTTTGTTTTTTAACTTCACCAGCCATCTTGGTGATCTCGGTTTCAGCGATGCCAAAATCACGCTGGATCTGAGCATCACTCCAGCCAAGCTGTTTTTTGAGGATTCCGTTTTCCAGTTGAGTTTTTTCACCGGTGGACTGAGCATCTTTCCATTTTGTCTCAATCTCCAGATCCTCATCCGTCTCAATTTTCATGCAGCAAGCCATCAGGCGGCTCCAGCTTTCACCAAAAGCAACCTGAGCATCCGAGACGGTTTCAGTGAGCGGAGCCTCAGCTTTTTCGAGAGCTTCGCCGGACGGAAACTGACCGCCTGTGAGCTGCAAATAATGGAGCGGAGTGCCGGTAGATCTGGCAATAGCTTCTCTGAGATCTTTCATGACGGCAATCGTCTGATTGAGATCCATGTCCGTGAATTCACCGAATTTGGCAATATCGCTTTTGGTGGTTGCCCACTGCTCATCCACTTCGAACGGCACCAGAGGTCTGCCGGTTTCCTCATCAATCGGATAAGAAATGCCGGTTGTCCATCTTTGGCGTAAAGAGTTAAATTCCATTCCGACGAAAAGATCAGCCAAGGCTTTATTTAATCCGGATTGGAGCGGAATTGCGTCAGTGAGCAAACTTTCACCGGCTGAGAAGTGAAAAACAGGCACCACACCAAGATCATGCTCCAGCGGAAAAGCCTCACCAGGCACCGCGCGTGGCTCAAAGTCCTCGGCATTGGTGATCTCGGCTCCGGATGAGATCTCATTTTTGCTGATCCATTTTTCGATCCGATCCGGAAAATACAAAGTCACATAAAGCTTTTGATCAATACCTTTCCAGACCTTGGCAGCCATCTCGGTCTCACCGGTTTCCTCGCTCTGCCAGACGGCAATTGATTCAGAGGTTTTCTGAGGATAAATTCTGGCTTTTTTGTCATCTGCCGGATCGTACCAAACCACGGCATAAGCATCACCGGCTTTAAACGCCTGCCGGTGGATCTCCTTGGCTCTGAGCGGCATCAGGTTTCTTTTCCAGATTTTCCAGGCTCTGTCTTGGATCTCGGAGCTGTCGGAGTTAAAACCGATCACCTCAAGCCTGCTCGATGGAGCTTTAACCACCGTTTTGCACATATTATCCTTGAGAGTCTGGAGCCGCTTTCCAAATTTTTGTTTGAATTTATCGGATGCGTAATTCAAAGGATGCTTTCCTTTGTAAAAATCCTCAAAGATCGTGTATAAATCAGCCTGACCGGTGATCTGATTGATTGCCGTCTGCAAAAATGTTCTGTTCGGTTCCTGATCGTCTGCCATAAAATAAATTCGCGCTCCTCAATATATATCCTCTAACGAGGATCAAAATCCTCTTGCCTCATCAGCATCAGTTTCAAGCTCATTAAAAGCTCCTGATCCGGCATCCATTAAATCATCATGCGGCTCATCCGGCTGGTTGTGGATGTGGCTCAAATAAAGTCCGTTCCATGATCCGAGTAAAACAAGAATCTCACCGTTCTCCGCTGCCTTTGCCTGCGGCTTTGCTCTTTCGAACTTATCTCCGCGCGGCTTGATAAAATCTACGTCTCGGATCCCGAGTTGCCGGATCTCTTTCTCCAGCTTGAAAGCTTCGCGCTTTGCCGCCGATCCACCCTCTAATTCAACCCTGAGCATGAATCTGGCTCTGAAAGTCTTGGCAAACTGGAGATCCGTTTGAGCCATCTGTTTGAGCAGCCGGTCAACCTCAGCCGGTGGAGCCTGGATCTGAAAGGCATCGAGGATCACAAACTGTTTTGTTTTCCGTGAATAACCGATCATGACTCTGGCTGAATAATCAGGATCTTTATTGCCACCAGATGTCTTGGAGCCTTTGATCTCTTTTTCGGTGGCTGCCAGATCCCAAAATGAGCAGATCACATCAATTGGCGGCAGATCCTCTCTGGAGACGATTTCAAACCATGAGCGGTTAAAGAATTTGCCTGCTTCAAGTCTGACTTTCCAATTGCCGTTAAGGAGCCGCATCCGGTCAACCAGCGGCAGAGCATACAAATTACCTTTATAGGCTTTATCGACTTTCAGCAGTTCCTGATTGTCATCGACCAGCGACGGCACAAACGTGATGGATTTGGCAAAATCTTCACCAAGCTCCTCAACCAGCTCCGGAAACTGGTCAGCTAATTCCTCTTTGGTGTCGCTCCAGATCAGCTCTCCGTTGATCCGAACAAACCAGCGGATCACTCCTGCTCTCTCCTCGATTGGAAAGCCGGTTTCCTCATCAATCCACCAGGCAATTAGTTTTGCTACCCAGGAATCCGCATCCGGATTGCAAGTGGCTCTGATGTAAGGTTTCACGCCGGACATGGATCTGTTGCGGCTGAGCATGTACCAGAATTGACGCTCCAAAAAATGAGTCAGCTCATCAAAGCCGATCATGGCAATTTGTGAGCCCTGCCAATCGCTCAGATTTTTTTCATACTGGAGATGGGCAAACTGGATAATTGCGCCGGACGGAAAAGTCCATTTGTGATCCGTTTGGTTTGGTTTAGCTCTGACCAGCGGAAAAAGCTTGTTTGATTCATCCCACAAGCCGCCTGGATTTGTGATCTGAGGAGATGTCCGTCTAAAAATGACGGCTCCGAATTCCGGATTATATGTGTGGCGCATGGACTCCAATAGGAGAGTCCAACTTTTTCCACCACCGGCACCACCACCAAAAATAAGGATGTCCGCGTTTGAAGAAAGTGCCAACTCTTGTTTAGGCTGAGGTCTGATAGCTTTTCTAGCTCCCGTCATAATCTTTCCAGAAAGTGCCAACTCCTGCTTAGGCTGCGGTTTTATAACTCTCCTAGCTAACATTGCTCCCCTTAACAAAGTGCCGTTTTCCTTTGTCCACTGCTTTCCGCTCCTCTCAAAACCCTGCTCCATTCACCGAAAATCTAAATATTTCCAAGAGCAATCTCTTGCTTTGGCTGAGGCTTGATCATCCTCTTTTTGATCCTTTCAGTGATCCGTTTTCTTTGGATCTTTGGTGTGCCGCTCATGGTTTTTATCAGGCATCGCGTCCGTTTTCGGGAATGTAAAAGATGACATCAGCACCGTCATCAATGGTGGCATCAATTTTCTGAGTGAAAAGTTTGTGATGTTTGCCAAGCAGCTCCAGAGCCTCGGTGGCTGAATAGAGCTCAAATTCAACTTCCTCGGTCAAGATCTCAGTGGACATCATTCCGGCTGCTCCAAGTTCATCTAAAATATCCTGCACATCAGACGGTACAGATTCCGGCAGATCTACGATCTCGGTTTTTTTCTCTCTGACCATCCTTTTGGTTTTGATTTTCTTAACCAGATGGATGGATCCGTTGGCTCTGGCTTTTGCCAGGTCGAAAATGATGATATTCGGATTTTTCCCCTCGTCATCATCAGCCAGCACGTCATCAATCGAGCCTCGGGCAATTGATGCAAGCCTTGCCAGATTTTCTCTGGCTGACATTGCCACTTCATCCATGACGGCATCAATATAAGCCTTGACGTGCGGTCTCCGGATGATCTTATATCCGGCTGAGGTCATAGTGGACTGATTGCCGGTATAGCCAGCCAGCTTGGCTGCTCTGGTCGCGTTCATCTGAGCCTCACCAAGATAAAAATCCGCAAAGGTTTTTTCCTTTGCGGTCAAAAGCTTTCTGAGCTCTGCCGGATCCGGTGGAGATTCAAGATCATCCTCAAACTCATCAAAATTTTCTTGATTTTCACTCATCTAAAAACTTTGCCTGGATCTTGTCGAATTCAGCCGCCTGCCAGAGTTGGCTGATCTCCTGACGCTCTTGATCCGTGAATTTTCTGCCAGCCGCAAAAGCATTAATCATCATGATTGCCACCTTGGCTCTGGCATCCTGCACATTTTCTCTGCTCTGGTGATAAGCATCAGCATCCTTGTAGTGCTGCAAAAGGCTTTCTTTGGTTGATTCTGCCAGCGGCAGAGCTTTCATGGTGTAATAATTGAAAACCAGTCCACCAAGCTGCATGACCATGATCACCAGCAGCAACCATCTCCAAAACTGTCTTTTCCAGCCAGTTAAAGTGTCAAAAGGCATCCTTTTTCTCTCCTGAATAATTTGTTTTAGCGTTTTGCAGCTCCTCTGACTGCTTTTCTCTTGATTCTAACCATGCAGAAACTTTGTCATAGAGCTCAGGTGTGTCATCCGGTTTGTGAAAAATTTTCTCCACCTGAGTCTTGGCAGCCACACGCTCAGTGGCTCCACCGGCTGACTGGTGATGTGCGGTATAAAATGCCAGCGGCACCGGCTCCGAATTATAAGCCTGTTCATTGATCCGGATCTGCTCAGCAATGGTCAGACCGTCGAGCACCGGCAGAGAGAGGTCGAGCAGCACCGCTTTGATCTTACCGGCTCTGAGCTTCAAAAAATCCAGCAGAGCCGCTCCGGTGGTAAAGCCTGCAACGGATTCGCCTTGATCAATAAAGATCCATGCGGTCAGATGCAGATTGCTCTCATCGTCATCACAGATCACAATCCATTTTTTTTCCGGTTTTTGTATAAGTTGATCAGCCATTTTCCCTCTTGTTATTGATTGCCAGTGGTGTGCTGGTCAATGCCTAATTTGTTCTCCAGTTCCATGATCTCAGCTCTCAATCTAAATTCAGTCTTGGCTCTTGCCTCATCCTCAAGCTCCATCTCCTCAATAATCTTGACCTTTGCCAGAACTAAAGCAGACTTGGTGGAGATCTCCAGCTCTTTGCTTGAAATTTCCAGCTCTTTGGCTGCCAGCTCAGCCGTGTGTTTTAATTCCTGAGCTGCAAGCTCAGCTGTATGCTTTAATTTCTGATCACTGAGCTCATCCTTTTGATCCTGGATCTTTTTGCCTCGGGTATCAGCCAGAGCAGATGCCTCAGCCAAAGCCTTGGTCAGCTCTTCACGGTTTTTGGAGTGCCAGAAAAAGTAAATAATGGCAACAATCAAACCAATGGCAGCCACTGGCGTAGCAATGGAGCCAATAGCGTCAATAATCACCTTTGCCTGAGTTGGCTCCGGTGTTGATTGCACTATTGGCGGCAGTTGCTGCAAGACAAAAATGAGAGATTGTGTCAGTTTCATGAAAACCATAGATTTTGAGAGCCATCCCGTTTGTTCAATATGCAAGGATCCGTGGTGCGTTAATCAGATCAGCATCTTTTAATCTTGATCAGACCGAATAAAAAGCTGGTGGTGCTGCATTGCTTTTCGAGACGCTGGATAAGCTTTTCTGCCGTATCCAACATCGATTTGAGCCGCGTGATCTCCTTTTGATCCAGCTCCAGCAGCTCATCACGTTTCATGATTTGATCCAGCCTGTCCTCAGCCAGATCTTTGCACGCTCTGACCTCAGCCAGTGACTGATCCAGCATCTGACTGCACTCAGCCAGATCACTTGCGGCATTTGGAGTCTGATTGGTGATCTTGGCACCATTTTGCTCTGGTTTTGCTCCAGTTGGATTCTCTTGTGCTGCTGTCAGTATTGAGCACAGAATTGAAATTGCTGCCACTAGTAGCAGCCTTGTTGTCAGCTGTTTTAATTTGTTCATTTGCATTTTGTCTTTGCTCCTCAATTTGTTTGACTTCACCTTTGCCCTGCTGGATCTCCTGCTTTAGCTCCTCATTTTTCTTTTGCCAGATTTTTCCGTTGCATGAGTCCACAAAACCGAGGATCCAGAGAAATAGGATCACAGCCAAAACTCCAGCCGTGATCCAGTACCAATTTGCCAGAAAAAAGGCTCTGGCTGCCTGCCGTGTGATCTGCATCTTATTGATAAATGTGGATCACCAGATCATTGATAATGCCGCCTGCTCCGAGAATCGCATCAGCGGCGGCTCCGGCTGAATTGTAGGTTTTGATCGTCAGCACGTTGGCAGATGTTCTTTGGACCGTGATGACAGAACCGTCAGCCAGCACATTATTGGTGAAAAAGGCTGATGTGTTGGCAGGAAAGAGACCTGTTTTAGTGACGGTATAAACTCCGACACCGGGTCTGGCAATCACCGGAGCCGCTGGTTTGAGATTCGATCCGGCATTGTCATGTTTGACGGTTGCCACCGGAGCAGTTGTGCCGGTCTGCACTAAGCCGATGGTGATCAATAAAAACGGTAAAAAGTTGCGCTTATACATAATTGAAAATTCTCCTCGAAAACTAAAAAATTGATTGGATCCAGCTCTTTTTCTCCTGCACAGCATCAGCTCCAGCCGGTTGATTGAGCTTGATGTCATTTTTGGTGGTGTCACCGTTGATCCACATCCGCACGATAAAGCTGATCTGGATCAAGATCATTTTGATTGTTCTGTAAATTACATAAGCAATCAGCAGCCAGATGAGATAAGGCAGGATAAACATCAACATCTGGAGAAAAACTTGCAGCAGCTCAGACCAGTTGATCTGTCCGTCTGCTCCGATGGATTTGATACCGGCGATCAGACCGGAAAAGGACGGCACACCGAGTCCGAGAGCCGTGAGCCAAAAATTGACCTTTGAACCGATACCCTCAGCCGGTGGAGCGTTCATGGTTTTTGTCTCGGGATCCTGAGCCGGTGGATTAGGATCTTTATTGCCGGAGCCGTCATTCAAATTGATGATATTTTCAGCCTGCTGAGTTTTGCCGTCACCACCATCCTGCTCCTGATCGGCGGCTGGCTGCTCATCCGCTTGCTCCTCAGCCGGTTGCTCCGGCTCATCCATTTCCTGATCGGTAAAATCCGACGATTGAGCAATCAGTTGCTCTCTGGCATCCATAATGACCTCATCAGGATCCTCAGTGCCAAGATCGACCTGGAGAGCTGCCGTCATAACTTTCTGGCTGGCTCCGGACTGAGCTTTCAGATCCTGGAGCAGCGGCTTGGCAAACTTCATGACCTGGAGAGCATTGAAAACATAATTCGGATCGTAGGTTTTGCCGGTTGGTTTGCCGGTATTCCAGATCCGGAGACAAGCCTCATAATTTTTATTGGTGAGAAATTGTCCGGTAACCAGCTCCATGAGCTTGATCGTATAGATCAGATGTTTGTCCGGATCTCTGAGATCCGAGATCGTGCCTTTGAGATTGTTGATCATGTGCCAGCCCATGATCTGACTTAAACCGTAACTGGTGGCAAGTGCTTTCAGAGCAGCCTCGCTGGCACCCATGATCTGCTGGCGGCTTACTCCTGAATAATTATTTTTGGTTTTGCCGCCGACAATGCACCAGCCTTTGTCTCTGAGATCTTTGAGATCCTGAAACACTCCGGACTCAAATCTGGTGGCTGATTCGATGATCTTGCCGCCTCGGACTCCAGCCTCAACTCCGATTTTTCCAGCCAGAAAAGCCGGATCAATATTGGTGCCTGCAACGGCTGCGAGAATTTTTCTGCCAACTTGATCAACCACCATCCGCGCCTTGCTTTTGGCTTGGTTTTCCGTATATTTTGCCATGTTTTCTGCTCCTTAAATGAAAAAACTCAAGCCAGAGGATCCGGCTTGAGTTTGAATTTATCACCTGAGAAAGATGGTGGATTTGCTTGGCTGTCTTAGTTCAAAAAGTAGAGATTGTCTCGATAAGTCTCAGCCACCGGAGATTCCATTTTTCTGGCAATTTTTTGTTTAACCATCAGATTTAGGATTGATCTGACATCAACAGTGGAGAGATCGGTCTCCTCAGCAATCTCCTCAACTGTGGAACATGAATGATGCCGCATGGCTTTAAGGATCAGCTTTACCTTTTCTTCATCAGAGCTGGAGCCCGAAACTCTCACCTTGGTCATCGTTTGATCTAATAGCTCCTTATGCTCAGGGAAAACTCTTTTGAGATGCTGCAAAAGCTGGCTCAAATATAAAGCTCTGCCTTTCTGGCTGCCGTCTCTCTGGTAAAGCCAGAATCTGCTGGAGAGGTGCTCCTCATCATAAATCTCAGCCGGTGGTGGTGACGGCTCAGGTTTTTCTACTGGCTGATTGTTTGCCGGATTTGGGATCGATGCAGCGGCTGGCACTGCATCATTTAATTTATGATTTTGCATTTTGTTTATTGACCGTAAATGATCCGATTTTCTTTGTGATTAGATCCAGTTCTCTGTTTAGATACCGGATTTGTTCTTTAGCGTGTTTTTTGAAAGGTTTGCTCCACCTGTTGGATTTCAAACCGGATTCATATTCCGCGCGCTTTATATTCAGATCACTTTGTTTCTGCACCAGCCACATCAGCTCCAGTCTTTCGAGGCTTTCAGCAGTCAGTTTTTGTCTTGATGCCGGTTTGTGGCGGTTTCTGAAATTTTTTACCGGCACCGGTAATCTCCAGCCGTTTCTGGTTTTTTGATATTTACCAGCCACTTTGACTGCTGTTGTAAGCTCAAAATGGATCTCTCCACCTTTGAGCCGGATCTGTAAAAATTCGTTTTTCTTTAATTCCAGTAAGCTCATTGTCTCTCCTTGATGCCGTGAGTGATCCATTTGCCATCACCGAGCTCTCTGACCTTGCCAGCAATCCTGCTCCTTATCTCATCGACAACAGGTTGCTCAGGGAAAAGAAACCAGCCAAAGGATGTGTCTTTGTGAGGATCTGACAGATCAGCCGCGTCACTGATCACAGGAGTGATACCGCCACCAAGCCTGCTCCTATTCCAGCTCACAAAATACTTTGGCACCAGATCAGTGCTGTCCTCATGAATCACCAATGTGCCAGCGGTCAGCTCTCTCCAGTCAGTCACCGGCTCCAGTGCTTGAATCCACTCTTTCAAATTATTTCCTGGTAAAAGTGCCATTTTATTCCATCTCCTTGAGCGGTGATCTAAATCGGTCATCCAGATACTCATCCAATAAATCCAGTATCTTAATGCTCAGATCATCAGCCTGCTCCAAAGTGGTGGATCCTTTGCAGTTTCTCCAGACTATCTCATTGATCTCCATTTTGAGCGGAGAGAGTTTTCTGAGATCGAGCACCAGCTCGTTTGGATCTGGAATCTGATCCGGCTGGAGCTCATTTAGATAATAATCAGCGGCTCGATTTGCAGCTACCTTTACAGAGTCAAGGTTTAATTTATTTGGCTTGTGCTCAGGCTCATCATCAGATTTGTAGTCTGCCAGCAGGCACTCCTCGGAGCAGTAATAAAAGGCACCGTTTCTGTGCTGTTGTGACGGATGTGGATGCAGCAAGCTTATGCAGCTTTTTCTTGCACAGCCTGGTGGTTTTTCCAATTCCGATTTTTGATTGTTTGTATTTTCGTGATTATTTTGTTGATTCATTTTCTTGCGCCTATTTGAAAAGATAATTGACCAGCTTTCTGATCAGTTTGAATCTTGATCGTTTGATAAAAATCGAATTGACGGATTTTGCCGCATATTCATTGTGACCGTCTCGGGCATAATACCTGAGCTTTACATCACCATGAGCCGTGGCTGGCTCCAGCACTTCAAACTTTATAAACACAACGTCACCTGGTTGCAGATCTTTGCCTCTGATGGCATCACTGTTTTGTAAGTTCATTTTCGTCTCCTTTTAGCTAAAAACTGACCGAATCGACCAGCGAGATATAAAAAGCACACAAACGATATTCCGAACAATATTTGACTGATTTTCATATTGATTTTTGTAATTTTTCAGCTACTTTTCCGCACAGATAGCCTGCTTTGTAATGTTCCGAGAGCTCGTCCGGAACTTCTTTTTCATAGAAATTGATGATAACGATCACCAAGTTTGCTATTAAATCCAAAAGCTTTTCAAGCTTTTGCTCGGGCGTTTCTTTTTTCATATTAATTTTCGATTACTCCGAAATCTCCCAATTGAGAGATCTTTGTTTTAGTGATCGGCTCCATATACTTGGCAGCCAGAACAGGATCAATGAAAGTCTCCTCATCCACAGGAGTGCAGTGCAGCATTTTGATCAGCTCCAGATTCCAGTCCTTTGCCTTAAACCACAGAACGTGATTCTTTTGATACTTCACGATCTTGGCTTTGAAAGTTACCTCACCACCTTTCATCCAATCAGCAAAACCATGTCTGCTGATGTAAACGTGATCACAGATCGGATCTCCATCCATTCTGAGATCGATCAAAAGGACTACGGAGAGTTTTGCTTCTCCTTTTTTGGCGCAAAACTTTTTCAACGTGGCTGTAAAAATTCGCGTTTGTCCCGAGTATTTTCTGAGTCCTTTTCGCATGATATGGGATCCTCTAAAAATCACCTTTTGTCAGATTCTATAAATTCTTAAAATCCTTGGTGATGAGTGGATGTGCTGCTCCTCTGCTCTGCACTTCCTTTGATACGGCGCAAAGGACATCCAAAAATCTGGCGGCTCCGAGTCTTGCCAGATCCTGCTGAGTTTTCGGTGATCCGAGCTCCTCAGCTAAGACATCGATCTGATTGTTTGCCATAATGTTGATCCAAGACGCGCGGAGATCCTTGTCAGTCTCCAGTTGGTAAGCCAGAGCAGTGACTGCAAGCTCCAAAGAAACATCCACTGGATCGAGAATAATTGGATATTTAGGCGTTTTGTTTCTCCTTTTTCCGGTGCCGCCGCAGAAATTACAGTTTGACTCCGGAGCTAATAGATCGAGATCAAGAGTTTTTCCTGAGCCTTTGCACCAATTGCAATCCAATAAGGTTTCTTTGGAGTTGCCAGTTTGTTTCGATTTGATCTGATTTACGGTTTCATCAATTATCTGGATCGATTGCTCAGCCAGACTCCGGTTATTTCGTGGATCCTTAAAACCGCCAAAGGTTTTCTCCCACCCGAGAGCATCCATGCAGTTGATAATTGCAGTGATCTGTTGAGCGTTTCTCAGTTCATAAAAGGCATCTATGCAGCCAAGTAAAGCTTGCTCCATTCGTTTGATCCGCACGTCCTTTGGATCCAACACAACGGCATTTTTAAGAAGATGTTTGGATTTACCGGAATTGTTCTGCTCATCAAAAAGCGAATTCTCTAAAATCTCAGCCGAAAAATTAACGATCCGATCAATGCCGTCATTTGAAAGATCTATGGAGACCAGTTGACCGGAATCAGTTTTGATCACCGTCTGCACGTCCAGAAGATCCATTGTGTTCATGTCACTTTCAGCAATTGCCAAAGTGAGCTCATGCTTGAAATCGTCAATATTGACTTTTACCTCTCTTGGCTCCGGACTGGTAACAGTTTTTTTGCAGACGGAAAGCTCCATAATTTCCGGCTCTGTCAGTTTTGCCAACTTGAGAGATACAGCCAACTGAGTGAGCGGTGATTTTATGTGCGGATTTTGCTCCTGGAATTTAACCACGGTTGTGATGATCTCCTGCTCGATCTCTCTGACGATCCGTTTTTGCTCCTCAGCTTTTCTATTTTCTGTGAGATCTGCTTTTTCATTTTTCTCACCGGCTTTCCAGTTAATCTCATGCTCAAAGTGGATTTTGTTGGACGGTTCGATCCAATCAAGTCTGGTGCAGACTTCTTTTGCCATGTGGAGCAAATTTTCTCCAAATTCCTTTTTGGGAACCACGCTCCAGATACCATGCTCCAAGCCATTCCAGACCGGACATGACGGATGATGACCGGTGAGCATCAGCCAACTGGCATCATAATCACCGCAGCCTAAATTGATGCAGCTGCAAAGATCCTGCACCGTTTCGGAATTGAGCCGCTCATCATTACCGGCTGGAGAGATTTTCCACGGCAGTTGATCCGGCTGATGGATCTTGACCGGCTCCAGCACTTTGCAGGATGGACAAATGGTTTCTCCAGCCCCAAATTGCCAGCCATCTTTTTTAGCCTGCTCCAAAATCTCTGTGTGGGATCCTGAAAACTCCTGTTTTTTATTGCAATGATTACAAACCGCGATCTTTGGAAAATGATTGTTTATTGGTATTGCCATATTTTTGAAACTCCTTTTTTATTTATTGTTTTTGCACTTTTTGTGCTTTGTGTTAAAACTTTCGATCATTTCTCTGGCTGCTCTCGTATTTTCCGGCTCATCCCAGGCACCGCCGCAATGCGTGCACCAGCAGCAGATTTTGCCCTCGGTTTCAATCATGCAGACATGAGCCACGATCCGCTTTAATGTCTTAAAATCTCCGTTTGTCTCTGAAAAAACTTTTGCCATCAGATCATCCTTGCTTTTTTCAGATCGGCGTAAATCAGATCGATTTCGTCATCCGAGAATTTACTGACTGCTTGGTTTTTCAAGCCGATGGATTCTAAATATTTACCGATCTCCACAGTGCTCCAGCCGTTAAATTTCGGTTTTCCTTGATCTGCAAAACACTGCCGGATCTGTTTGATCTTGGCTGCTCTGGTGATCTGGTTTTTGTCTGATTGGAGATCGGTTTTAATCATTTAATCCTCATGAAAAATCTTTTCGTCACGTCCGGCGAAAACGAATAATAGAATGAGCACCAGTCCGATCAATCCTTTAATTAAATTCATCTTCGATCTCCAGCTTATTTGTCAGATAGTTGTAAATTTCAGGATAGGCAGCGGAAAAATCAGCAGCCAATCCCTCGGAGTGAGGATCATCCACCATTTCGATCATGTGTTTGACCTCATCCACAGGAAAGCCGCCGCATGGCTCCACATCCGTCCTTTGACCATTCAGAAAGTCTCTGAAAGCATCAGCTCCGTCTCTGTCCACAACTAAGCTGACATTGGTTTTAGCTTTATGATCTTTTGAATCGATCAATAGCCGTCCGTCATAAAAACCGCTGATCTCTATCTGAGATTCTTCATTTTTTAGGAGCAGTGTATTGGCTCCGTTTTTCTCGATTTTCATTTTTTTACTCCTTGAAAATTAAAATTTTGTTTGATCCATCGGCTGATTGGTTTGAGTTTTTCAATGAGCTCCAGCCACTGCTTTTCAAAACTCTCGAAACTATCGGCATTGATCACGAAAGCACCGGCTCTCAGGAGCTCCTGCTGCCGGAGCAGTTGATCCGGTGATGGTGTGCCGTCTTTGATCTTTGTTTCGATATAAACTGCAAAACCGAAAGCCAGAGCCAGCAGATCCGGAGTGCCTTTTTTGCAGAGATAGATCCACCGGTTATAGTGAGTGACGGCTCCGGTTTTCTTGCTGGTGTAATTGGTTTTGAGATTGATCTTGCCCGAGTTGAGCCGGTCGATCTCAAAGCCGGATCCGGAGACGTATTGCCGGATCTGCTTTGAAATAGTGCTCTCGGATTTATCATCGGAGAGCTGTTTTTTATAATCGGTGATGCTCATCTTTTCGGTCATAAAACTCCTTGATTTTTTAATCGCATGACGGACGCGAAACGCCTGGTTTAACGTATTCACGCCAATTGATAAATTTGCCGTCTTTCCAAAATCCCCAGGATCGTGACGCGCGCAAAACGATCACCAGAGTCCAGCAATCGGAGCCAGGTTCGGTCATGCGGAGCCTGTGTTTATGTTCTACCGGAAAAGAGCGGATCCAAGGTGCTTTATAAATCTTTTCTCCGGTTGGTGTTTCTTCGACATAACCGCCGCTCAGCCCAATGCTGATAAATCTTTTCGGATGATCGTGCTGATCCAGAGCCCAGTCATCACCTACAAAATGATGGAGATAAATTCCAAGAATTTTGCCTAATCTGAGCAACGTCCATCTATATAAATAAGTTGGGCAAATCTCATGTCCGTTGATCTCCTCTAAGCGAAATAATCTATCTAAAAATTTCATGGTGTTTTCTCCTTTTATGAATGGGTTTGCTCCTCTGGCTGCTCATCCAAGATCAATTTCAGATTTTGAGCAAAATCTGAAATTGGCGGTGCTCTGCGAATGATCTGCCGTGCGCGATGAATTGCCGTCCGTCTCCGGATAAAATCCATCGGCGTATCAGACCAGTCATCACGAAAGGCAGCCACTTGATCCTCACTTTGAATTTTCCAAGTGATCGAAGCATCAATCTTGGTTTCTTTTGTTCGAAAACCGCCGAGATTAAGAATCCTCACGGCTTTCTCCAAGCTCAGAGGTTTTGAGGATCTGGATCCGCGTGTTTTTTTCGGTTGAATAAAATTGAAATAACCTCGGAGATCGAGGATGTGCTGCTCCATCGTCGGCATCCGGTCATTGATCGAGCCGTCTCTGGACGTTCGCTGGTGGAAAGTCATCCGGATCAAATTGATGTTTGCGGCTGCAATATCGATCCGGATCATCAGATCATGAGAGAGCAGCACCAGTCTGGACAGAAAATCAAAATCGAAAGTTTGGAGCGATCCTCGAAACTCGACTTGAATGATGTATTGATCAGTCCAGTCAGCCTTTTTTAACTTTTGTTCATCAAGGTGATAAATTCCGCTCCAGGCATAATCCAGCAGATCAGCCACAGCAGCTCCGAGGTCGCTTATCTCGATCTTGAAAGTTTTCCGGATCCATTCAGATCCGGCTCCGTTTGTTATTTGTTTAATCATATTTTGCTCCTTTTATTAATTTCCGGAGAGATCGGTTAATCTCTCCGGATGGATCCGCTGCATTAAAATGGATTGTCGGTATTGGTTGCCGGTTTTATGATCTCCAGGAGTTCAAGTTTTGCGCATCTGGCTTTGCCGTCAGTATTGAAAGGCACGATCACATCAGCAAGATCGATCCAGCGGATCCGGCATCTCCAAAGCGGCTGGCTGCCGTGTTCGTTTAGGCACCATTCCTTTGTGGCAAAATTTACGCCGCAGCCACACGATTGAGTTCTTGTCGGGTTTGGGTTTTCGGTGATAAAGGATCCTGGCTCGATCTTCCATTGATCCGGCACTGGATATGTTGTGTTGCCGATGGCTTTATAAACGATCAGACCAAGCTCATCCTGCTCGAATTTGGATAGAAAATCGGCAGCGTTGAGCAGTGCTTTCGCGCCACTCAAATTCGCGTCACTCAAATCCGCGCCACTCAAATTCGCGTCACTCAAATTCGCGCGAGATCGGAAGAGCGT